AGACTTATCCTTAGCTGACAAATTATTTTGGATTTACATTTGCGATAATTGTGACCACGCAGGTATATTCAAACCAAATAAAAGAATGTTTGAGTTGTTAATAGGTCACGAGATTAATGTACAATCATTTTTAGATAATGTAAACTTAAACAAACCAAGAATTTGCGTTCTAGGAAATGGAAGATGGTTTCTTACTGGCTTTATAGAGTTTCAATATGGTAACAAACTTAATCCTAATAATAGAGTGCATAAGTCTATATTAAAGTTATTGAATGAAAACGATATTAGTTTAGATTTTCCTAACAATAAAATTAGTTTAGCAGAACCTACTAATAACAGAAGAGATATTCCTGAGTCTACCCAAGAAGTTATTACATACTTCCTAGAAAAAGGTAGCAACAAAAGAGAAGCAGAAAGATTCTATTATTACTACGAGTCTCAAGGGTGGCGAGTAGGTAAGAATCCAATGAAGGATTGGAAGATGGCAGCTTCAGGGTGGATTTCAAGGAATAAAAAAAATCAGCCTGACTCTGATTACTTAGGAGGTCAATTAAATGCTATGAAGAACTAAAATGGCTCTTTATAAAGTAACCTCTAAACAAGAAGTAACCGATTATTGTAAAGACATTTATTCTAATGGTTACACAAAGGGTCTTACTACGGGTATAAAACCTTTAGACCCTCACTACACTTTCCGTAAAGGTGAACTAACTATAATGACTGGGTTCGCTAACATCGGAAAAACTACTACACAACTTTTTTTAATGATGATGGCTTCTAAGCTTTATGATTACAAGTGGCTTATGTATTGTCCTGAGAACGAACCTATCGGTGACTTGATGATAGATATAGCTGAGATGTATTGTGGTAAGACAGCAGATAAAGAGTTTAACGATAGGATTAGTCAAGATAATTACCTTAGAGCTATTGAGTGGGCGTATGACCATTTCACTGTGCTTACATTTGATGAGACACCCACTGTAGATGAGGTGTTAGAATCGTTTGAAGAGTATATGCAAGTATCTGAGATAGATGGTATATCTATAGACCCTTTAAACGATTTAAAAGCACCTAATAAGGTAAGTAAGTACGATTACTATTACGATGCTTTAAGTAACATAAGAAGGTTTATAAAGCGTCACAATGTAATGTTTTACTTAGTGGTTCATCCAGGTACGGCAGCTAATAGAAGAAGAAATGAAGATGGTACTCGACCTGCTCCGAATATGAGTGATGTAGAGTTTGGTGCTATGTTTGGGAATAGGGCAGATAACTTTCTTGTATTTCATCGTAACCCACAAAGTGAGAAGTGGAATGTTACTGAGATACACGCACAGAAAATTAAGTTTCAGAAGTTAGTCGGAGTGCCTACACCTGAGCTTACACCTGTCTGTTTGTTTTATTCATATAGTTTACGTAGGTTTAGATACCTTAATGAGAACGGAACTTTAATTGATCCGATACAAGAGACAATAATCAAAAGACCAACTAACGATATATTTTAAGCTATGAATAAACTAGAAGAAATACTTGAATTTCACGCACTAGAAGATTTTATGATTGCTGATGGTTTTGATGATGCTGTAATAGGTGTTTGCAACCAATCACAAAAGTTAATTTACTCATACAAAAAGTGCGTTAAAATACTTATGTCTGATCAGGATATGTCAGAAACTGATGCGATTGAATATTTAAATTATAACACCATTAATTCTTATGTAGGAAAAAAGACTCCTATATGGTGTATGGATTAAAACTACTAAACTACTATGCCCGACCAAATTACACTAAAAGCAATTAATTTATTGCGAGAAGCCGACCCGAATTTAGACGAGATGAATAGTCTCGATAAGTTTATAGCACATCAAAGCGAGGTCTTGAAGATGTACAAGCAATTCGAGGGACATCCACAGGCTGAGAAGTTAAAGCCTAGATTAAAGGTGTTTGAGGAAAGTGCGTTAGCATTTACTTGGGTACACACACAAATGATGGCTTATAAAAGAGAAAAGCTTTTAGCCAATGCCAATGAAATGGAGATGGCTAATGCTGTTATAGAGCTCAAGCAAGAGTTAGATATATTAACTAAATTAAATAAAAAATGAAATGTACTGAATGTGGTGAAAAACTAATATGGGGTGGCGATCACACTTACGAAGATTATGGTCTTGAAGGAGATGGTATTGTAACAAATTGTTCTTGTCCAAATGAAAATTGTGATGTAGAACAAATACTTATTTACAAAACAATTAAAAATGACTGAAAAAGAACTAAACTTGTTAGACCGATTCGCTAGTAAGTATAAAATTGATTGTGTCCCTTCTGAGGGAAAGTATGATTTTTGGGATTTTACCTACGAATGGGATGATAGGAAGTTCTATTGCGAGATGAAGCAAAGAAACTTTACTCTACAAGAAGCTAAGAGTAAATATCCTGAAGGATTAATCCTGGAATTGCACAAGTACGAAAGGATATTAAGAAAGACTAAAAATGAAAAGTCAGCTCAAGGCTTGTACATTAACTTCTTTAATTGCGATTCTGTCTTAGTATTTAATTTAAACAAAACTAGAATAAATAACTGGGTTTGGAGAACAATGCCTGAATCTACTGACTTCGGTAGGAAAACCTATGTTTATAAGTATATTACTTTATTAGAGTATGATAAAGGAAAAGTTTTGTATATTTGACTCGTTCTTACGTTTTTTTTGCATAGTTCGTAAGTTTTTTGGTTAAAAATGGGAAAAGGATGTCTACTTGTAGATGTCCTTTTTTTTTGTATATTAGCGAGTGTTATGGCAAAGTTTAAATGTAATAAGTGCGAAGAAGTTAAAGAGCTATCAAGTTATTCAATTAAGGTAATTGATGAAAAGGTAGTTAGTCCCGAAGCGATTTGTTGCGATGAGTATATGGATCGTGTAAAGGAGAACAATGGATTCGGAGGTATTATAAAGAAGCCTAACGGAACTGTAAGTGGAAAGTTTTAACCAAAGAAATTATGAGTAGTATAGAAGAACAAGTTTGTTTTAAGATTTTAAAGCGTTCTGAGGTAGGTAAAAAGAAATATGGCACTACGATGGAGCGAAACGATTTAACTAAGTTAGAGTGGCTTAAACACGCTCAAGAAGAAGCGATGGATTTAGCTGTGTATTTACAAAAGTTAATCGAGCTTGAGGAAAGTAAGCCGTTTCGATACGAGTGGAATATGACTAAGCCTACTGGTGACCACAACAGAAAGATGCTTGACCTAGAGATAAAAAACTTAGGAAAAGAAAAAGAGGACAATTAGTCCTCTCCTTGCTCTTCGTCTGTAGAATCCACTATCCAATTTCCAAAGATTTCTTCAGCTATCTCTTCGGGTGTTTTCTTGTCTCTCGTATCCATTCTGTCGGTATATATTTGTTAGCCCACTTTATATTATTCTTATCGCACCATTGGGCATAAGTTGTGCGACTATTCTTATTTAACTTATTGTTAGGTCTCATAAACACCATTCGTATATCTAACTGAGGGTGTTGTGCTATTACCAGTAACATTTTCTTACGATCCTTAGAGGTAAACCTTCCCTTTAGTTCAATAATAATTCCGTTTGGGAGTATAATATCAGGTATATATTTTCGCTGTTCGGCAATCTCGTAGTAAAGATTAATAGTTTCATACTCAAAAGGGATTTTACTTTTATGCAATTTAGAACAAACATCCTCTTCATATTTACTCCTATATCTATTGTTGTCTGTTTTCATAATATGTCTTTTTATTGTGGCAACTGTGACATAATCCTTGTAGATTAGATTCGTCTAACTCAGCTCCACCTTGTTTAATAGGTACAATGTGGTCGACTACTTCAGCAGGTTTTACCATATCATTATCTAAACAATGAACACACAAAGGGTTCTTGTCTAATACAACCTTTCTTAACTTTCGCCAAGCGTACTTTCTGTAGAACGAAGTATCTCCACCCCAAGACCTGTTTTTCTCAGCCTTAGTTCGTCTATCTCTTCCTTTTGGAAGCCAAGGCATATTATTGTTACTTAGATTTTGATGAACCACCAAAGAAGAAATCTATGATGGTGTTTACCTTACTTGACATAGCACCGAATACTGTACTAATAAAACCTATTTCGTAATCTGAAAGTTCTAAAGTATTTATTATAAAACACTTGAACATAAAGTAAGATATAAGAAAATAAGCACAAGTAAAGATGATAGCCAATATCTTTTGTATAAAGCTATCGTCCATAAACATTGTTCTAGCACTACTTCTGTCTTGAACCTCAAGAGCAAACATATCCTTCTCGTGGTCTTGTATAACTTTCTCAAACTCATTTTTAAGTTTTAATCGTTCTTCATCAGTTGTGACTACTTCGTCTATTATAGTAGAAGCTTGTCCTACTAAATTTTTAATAATATTTTTTATCATAATGTAATTATATCAGGTGCGAATCTGTATTTAGTATCACCATCTTTATCTTTATAGGCTTCTAATACTTCTCGTCTGTTGTTAGATTTTTTAAGAGATATGTGAATCCAAGCAAAATCAAATTCATTTATCATTTGGTCGAACTCAATAGCGTTATCTATAATCCAGTGGTAAACTTCTTTATTACACATTTTACCATCTCTCCAAAATTGTATATCAAGTGCTTCGCCTTTACAATGCTGTGACTTAGTGCTTCCACCAATAGCACGATTGAGTTCCTTGTTGCGATAACCACTACTAATCCTGATAGGACCAAGATGGTTGCGAAGAGGCTGTAAAATATTTGTAATAAGCCTTTGGATATTCTCCAAGTCTTTTT